CCGTCCACACATGCACATACACTCACACTCACACTCACACTCACACTCACACTCACACTCACACTCACACTCACACTCACACTCACACTCACACTGACTCACACATGCGCAGATTCAGGATTTGGCCAGCGTGTTGCGACTGCTGAACTCGGTGCTGCCGATCTTCACGGAGCCGGCCAGCGGGCTCTGGGCGCCGTTCGACTGCAGGGTATCGCGGGCAGCCACCAGGCCATTCACGTAGATCGTGGTGCGGCCACGCAGCACGGGAACGCCAGTCGCGCCGGGGTCGCACAGGCCGGTGCTGCCGATGCTGCGCTCGGTGATCCGGGTCGAGTACGGAGCATTGCCCGAGTGGTCGAACGCGGCAAAGCGGCTCGAAGAGGTGTAGACATCACCGACCGAGATGCCGTCCATGATGGCGCCCTGGCTGTAGTCGCCATAGTTGGAGCCGGCTTGGTGCGACATCACCACCAGGCGCGCCTCGTTGGACTGGATGTCCACCGGCAGGTAGCTGGCAAAGGGGATGGCTTCGGCGATGGCGGACAGGATGGCCACCACAGCGCGATTGGGCTGCAGGGAGCCGGGATCGTGCGCGTTGGAAGTGGCGGAGTCGAGCACCTTGCCCGAGTTGTCGATGCCGAACAGCGCGGAACGGCCCTGCTGCAGGGCGGCCTCCACCACGTCAGCGGTCGGCGCGGTGCCGTGCTCGGACTCGTACTTGCGCACACCCAGGACCACGGCGTCCAGCAGCTTGGACTCGCTGGCCTTGTCGACCAGGCCCAGCAGGCTGTCGAGCTGTTCGGGCACGGCAACGCCGGGGGTGTTGCGGACGTGATCGAGGATGGATGCGCCGCTGGCGTGTTCCTCTTTGATCATGGGGGAGACCACAGCGTCCAGGAAGGCCCCGATCTGGCGGGTGCCCTGAGTGCTGTATTGCGCAGCTTGTTTGTTCATGAAAGCTCCATTGGTTGAACTGAACTACACAGCACTGGCGAACGCCGATGCCTGCAGTCATTTTTCTGGGGAGCAACGGGCCTTCATGGGGCGTTTTTCCAAAACAAAAAGGCCTGCAATCGCGGGCCTTTCAAGGGGTTGCAGGGGCCTTACGCCGCCGCGCCGCCTTGCAGCTCAGCGAGCGTCCTTTCCGCCTCGGTCACGGCCTCCTTGAGCGCGTCGCGGCGCTCGGTCTTGGCCTTGATCAGGTTCGCCCGGGAGACGCGGGAGACGGGCGGCAGCGGCACCTTGACCTTGGCCATGGCCTTCTGGAATGCGGCCCGGCCGGCGTCGAGGCGGCCGACCACTTCCTTGATCGCTTCGCCGTGGTCATCCTGGTTGCGGATCGGGATCAGCTTGCCGTTCAGCTTGACCTCGAACACGTCGCCGGACTGCTTGATCGCCATCGTCACCGTCTGGCCATCGGCGAACGTGAAGTGCACGTTGCGGAACGTGATGCCGGCGCGGCGGCTGGTGGTCTTGTCCACGTCGGACGAAACCACGTTCGCACCGGCGCGCGCGAATGACTGAGTGGCCTTCTTGACGGCCGCGGCCTTGTCGTTGAGGTTCTGGAAGTCGAACAGCAGGTTTTTCACGGGTCTCTCCGTCAGTTGGGTGCCCCAGTCGAGGCGGGGCCGGGCGTGATGCCCGAATGGGTGTGCGTGTCGCCGACGTTGGTGCCGTTGTGCGTCAGGCTGCCGCTGCTGATCACCACCGTGTCGGCGTTGATCTGCACCTGGCTGGCGTTGAGCTTGAGCACACCATCAGCGGTAAGCTCTATGTTGGCATGCCGCCAGCGTCGCCAGTCGATGGGGTTTCCTGCGCGCGGCGTGCGATACCCGACGATGATGGGGAACCGGGGGTCTCCACCCTCGAACATCAGCCACACCGGATCACCGGCGTCGATCCGAATCTCGGTCACGTCGGCGCGGTCGCCCAGGGGGTTTGAAAACACCGCCTCGGGCAGCGTGTCGGAGCCATCGGTCACACCCGGGATGCGCACGCGCGCGGTGCGGGCCTCCCGATCGTAGCTCTCCACGATGCCGGGCCACATGCTGGGCAGGGTTGTCATTCGATCAGCTCCCCGAGCCAGAATTTGCTGTACTGCTCGGGCGGAATGCCCGAACCCATCGCCTCGAAAACATGGGCGGCGGTGATCACCACCATGGGCACACCCTCCACATCGAAGCGCTCGCCGGCGCCGATGCTGGTGGTCAGCACGTTGCGGTAGGTGCGGCGGGCCACCAGGGCGGTTGCCAGGCTTCGCACGATGCGCTCGTCACCGCGCGGCCGGTAGTGCACGCCGCGGGCCGCCTCGCGCCGACCGAGCACGAATGCGCCCGACGGGCTGGTGGTGAACGCGTAGGGCACCGAATGCCGCTCAAGGAAGCCGCTTTCGATCACCGCCGTCTGGTTCTTGTCCAGGTACTGCTGCGGCTTCTGGGCGACCAGCTCGCGCAGCCGCCGGAACTGCACCCGGCCACCGGCGTAAAGCAGCGCGCCGGCCTCTTCCTGCAGGGCCTTGGCGATTTCAAAGCTGGGCGTCATGCCGACGAAACACGACCACACCGGCACCGTAAAGTCGCTGTCGATGGCCACGTTCGCGCCGCACGCCCGGTAAATCTCACCCAGGCTGGCCCCTTCGCGCACGATGGCGCGCTGCAGGCGCTGAGCCACCGGTGCGCACGAGTCCAGTAGGCCAGTCGCCCGGATGTAGGCCACCTCCCGGTCGCCCTGAATGGCGCCGCCGCCCTGCACCTGCTCGGTCATGATGATGCGCATGGGGATGCGCTGGGCACCGACCTCGATCACGGCATCCTGGCGCAGCGCCTGCTCGCTCTCGCTGGCCGCACGGGCCTCAACCTCCACCGTCGCCGGAATGGGCGCAAGGTCGCTTCGCAGGATCACCCGGCGGATCAGGTCACCGCGCAGCGCAGCGCCGCCCTTGGGGTGGATCAGCATGTCATTCGATGGTGATGATGGCGTGCACGAACCCGGCGGACGGGATGCCTTCGCGCTCCATCGCCAGGATGTCCTGAGTGATTTCGCTCACCTGGCGGCCGTAGACCTCAAGCCCCAGTGAGCGGCTGGCCTCAAGCCGCTGGGCGTTCTCGCGCTCGGCGTAGAGCACGAACAGGCCCTTGATGATGGACCACTCGCCAACGGTCAGCTCGACATCCTGGTCCAGCAGGTCAAGCTCTTTGACCGGCAGCGACGGCGCCAGCGGCTCCGCCTTGTTCGGCTGCTCCGGCACCGGTACGCCAGGCTCAGAAGCGCCCGGCAGGTCATCGTCGTGCCGGGTGATGCTGGCAATCGAGATGTGCGCAGCACAGAAGCGCAGCGCATCAAGGGCGCAGCCCATGACCTCGGGGTCGCTGAGCACCAGCCACCCGGGGCGCCGGGTGGCCAGGAACTCGGATACCAGCTCTTCGAGCGTCACGGCGATCAGCCCACCAGGCTACCCGGCAGCACTTCGCCGAAGTAGTGGAAGAACAGCGTGCCAGCGATCAGCGTCACCTGAGAGCGGTTTTCCCAGTCGCGGTCCGGCAGGTCCGGCTGAAAGAAGCAGTCGCGAATCTTGCACGCCCGGTAGAAGGCATCCGGCGTGCCCTCGTAGACCGTGGCATTGAAGTAGCCGCCCGCGGCCACCACGTCGTCAAGGAAGCGCTGCACACGGCCCGATACGGTCTCGCTGAACGTGATCTGACCCTGCAGGTTCACCTTGAGCTGCTGAGCCTGCCAGCTCGCGATGCCCAGCGGGCCAGGCGTTTCGATTTCGCCGGCCACGCCCAGCACGGGCCACGGGAATTGCTTGGTGATCAGGCCCAGGTCTTCATGGCCGTCGATCAGAAAGTACGCATCCGAGCTGACGGACTTGGCGCCCATCGCCTTGGTGGCGTTGTAGAAGCCGCGCAGGACTTCGGAGTTGGAAATGGTCATGACATCCCCCAGGGTGGTCGGTAGAAGGTGCCCAAGTTTCGAGCGCCCGAGACTGGGCCGCCCCCCTGCTTTTCCGGTCTGCACCGGGGTCTTGCGCGCCCCTTCTGTTTCCATATACAATTGCAGCAACAGGAACCGAACCGGAGAACCACCATGACCACCGCCGCCCTCGAAAAAGCCGCCTACCTGACCGCCGAAGCCCTGCGCGTGGCGAAGCTGGAAGAGCGCAACCGCGTGCTCGCGTCCATCGTGGAGTTCACCGTGGCAAACCCGGATGTGGTCGGCTGGATTGACCTCAACGCCGGCTCCAATGAGTTCGCCGCCTCCCTGGCTTCCCAGCTCGAAGCCCGCGGCACGCTGACCGAACGTCAGGTGGCCGCCGTTCGCTCGAAGCTGGCCACGGCCGCGGCACCGAAGGCTGCGCCCGTCACGGTCTCCACCGCCGGCATCTCCGAAGCGTTCGAGCGCGCCATGTCGCGCGGCATCCAGAAGCCGACCATGCGCCTGGATGCGTTCAAGTTCAAATTCGCGGGCACCGAGGGCCGCAACGCTGGCGCCATCTACGTGACCGAAGGCGAGCAATACCTGGGCAAGGTGGTCGACGGCAAGTTCCTCAAGACCCGCGAGTGCACGGCTGACCAGGAGGCCCGCATCGTCGCGGCTGCCGCGGACCCCGAAAAGTCGGCCGAAGCCTACGGCCGCCTGACGGGCTGCTGCAGCATCTGCGGCCTCAAGCTCACG